TGCAGGCAGCCGTGATAGCGGCTTGGCTGATGAAACCGTCGATGTCCCCTTCATCGAGCTCAACCGGCAGTACTACGATGCGCTTGCCGTCCGAGGCGACCAGGTTGGAACCCTCCAACCAGATGAGGTCCGTGGCCCACTTGGGCAGGCGGGACTTGGTGGCGATCTTGACGATGTTCTTGAATCTGACGTGGAGCTTCATATCAACCTCTTCGGAAGAAGGCACCCGGGAACCGTAGCTGAAAGCGGCCGGTCGGCGGATTAGGCCCCGGCCGCCCAACATTCAGCTCACAACCGATCCAATCCTACCCTTACCCCTCCCGCGCGGGAGGGGATTCGCCTAGAATCGTGTGATGGCCCTCCTCGATCCGCTCCTCGCACTGTTCAAGCCCGGCAAGAAGCCTCCGACCCCCTACAAGTCTGAGGGGGGTCCGGGTGTCGCGGTGTTCGGCGGGTACGTGGACGAGGCGGAAACCAACTTCAAGATCGCTGGCCGAGAGAAGTACCGCACATATGCCAACCTCCTCGCCAACACGTCCATCGTTGCGGCATCGGTTCGCTTCTTCCTGAACCTGTGCGCCAAGGCGGATTGGAACGTCCAAGCAGCCGATGAGTCCGCAGAGGCGGTCCGCATCAAGGAGTGGTTCGAGAAGGCCCTCCACGACATGGAGACACCCTGGCATAGGGTCGTTCGACGGGCGGCCCTGTACCGGTATTATGGGTTCAGCATCCAGGAGTGGACCGCCAAGAAGAACGAGGCAGACGGCTCCATTGGCATCAAGGACGTTGAGGCCCGTCCCCAGCATACGATCGAGCAGTGGTCCGTGGACGACTCCGGCACGGTGTATGGTGTCATTCAGCGCTCTGCCCAGACGTTCAAGGAGATCCCCCTCGACCGTCGTCGGCTGATCTACATCCTCGACGATTCGATCACAGACAGCCCCGAGGGCCTGGGCCTCTTCCGCCACGTCGTGGAGTCAATCGAGCGTCTGCGGGAGTACGAGCACCTGGAGGGGATCGGATTCGAGACGGACCTGCGCGGGATCCCGATTGGGCGTGCCCCGATCGCGGAGCTGCGCAAGATGGTCAACAGCGGCCAACTATCGCAGGAACAGATGGACCTCCAGCTGAATGCCATGCGAACGTTCCTGACGAAGCACAAGAAGACGGCCAACCTGTCAATGCTCCTCGACTCGAAACCTTACGAGTCCACCGGGGACAACCGCACGCCCTCGGGCACGTCTCATTGGTCGATCGACCTGATCAAAGCGGGAGCCACATCAGCCCCCGAGCTGGCGGCCGCCATCCAGCGGCTCAACCGGGAGGTTGCCCGAGTCCTCGGCACGGAGAATATCCTCCTGGGTGAGTCCGGGGGTGGCTCCCTGGCGATGGCCAAGGACAAGTCAGACCAGTTTGCCCTTGTGGTGGACTCGACCTTGAAGGAGCTGTCCGAGGGATTCAACAAGGACCTTGTCAAGCCCTTCATGGAGCTCAACGGCTGGGATATGAAGTACGCCCCGAAGCTATCTCCGGCGAAGATCCAGCACCGCTCCATCGAGGAGATCACTGCGGCTCTGAAGGACATGTCAGCGGCTGGCGCGGTGATGGGACCGGACGACCCGGCGATCAACGAGATACGGCGGCTGTTGGGCCTATCAGAGATCGACCTGGAGAAGGCGGCCGAAGACGCAGCGATCAACCAGGACCTCCAGCGCAAGGCGGCTGAGGCCGAGCTTGCGATGACCGGAGCCAAGACAACCTCCCTCGGCGCAAAGCCGGACATCAAGCAGGAACCACCCCAATGACCCTTTCAATCTCCAATCTCCAAGCCATCGTCATCTGCGATGCCGTCGTGGACTCTTGCGACGCGGGCGCAACGGCCGCATCCCTCCGCATCTATTCGGGCACACCCCCGACGCTGGCGGATACTGCGCTCGCGGGCAACACGCTCCTCGCGCAGTTGGCGATGAGTGACCCCGCATTCGGCGCGGCTGTGGACGCCAATCCCAACGCGATCGCAACCGCTTCGGCCATCACTGACGACACCGCTGCCGATGCGACGGGCACGGCCTCCTTCTTCCGCATCCTGGACTCCAACGGGGTCGTTCGCATCCAAGGCACGGTCGGAACGAGCGGCGCGGAGCTGATCCTGAACAGCGTGGCCATTCAAGTGGGTGCGCTCGTCAAGGTCACGAGCTTGACGGTGACGATGCCCGAGGGCTAGGGTCTTGAAGTTCAAGGCGGTTCGAGCCGCACTCCGTTACCGAGCCAGGATCAAACTCATGTCGCTTCTCACCCGTCTCGTTGCTCCGGCTCCTGGCGAGATCAAGCTGCCGGTTCACCAGTTCATGGCCGCAATCGCAGAGCTTCAACGAGGCGCTCCTGACCTAACAATCGCTGACGTGGTGGTTGCGTTCGACCTCTCCCCCTCGGAACAGGTCGAGCTGAGCAGCGTCGTCGCCAATCTGTACGTGAATGGGATCAGTCGGGATCTGATCCACGACACGCTCATGCTGGGGGAGGAGAGTATCTACAGCCTCCCGGAAGTCCAGGCCCGTCTCGTGAGCGCGCCAGTCCCCACGGACATCTGGGCTCTGGTCACGCTGCGTGCGTTTCAGATCGTGCTCCGAGGCAACAATGACTTCGTGCTCCACGGGTGTTCTATCTCCCCCCAAGCCCCGACGGACATGACGTTGGTGATCGCCAGCGGAAGTGTAGCAACAAATGACGCAACGAGAGAAGTCTCTGCAGGCGACGTGACCATCACGCCTGCCGATGGGGTCCTGCCTCGCATTGATATTGTCGTGGTAGCCTCCAACGGATCAAAGATTGTTCGCAAGGGAGTGCCGGCCGTGCGACCGATCCCGGCGAATCTGAGCGGTAATGACGTTGCCCTGTGCTTCGTGTTCGTTCGTCCGAACGCAACCCAGATCGGCTCCGCGCATATCCTCGACGCACGAGTCATTCGCACGACGGGTCCGTTGGTCGTCGCCAAGATATCGTCTGAGATCGTCCGCAACAATAGCAGTGCGGTCGAGACGTTCATCAGCTTCCCGGTTCCTGCCGGGCTCCTTGTCGCGGGCCGGTCGCTGCGGGTCAAGTGCGGCGGCACTATGCTGCTCAACTCGGGTACGCCCAACGTGGCTTTGCGGCTGGTCTTCGGCGGTACAACTCTGTTCCAGGACGTGACGGGCAACGCAGTCGCTGACACGGATCGACTCGCCTGGGATCTTGAGTTTGTCCTGGCGTCTCGGGGCGATACTGATCAGGCCATGGTGGGGCGATACAGCTCCTCGATCATGACCAGCAAGACGGCTCCGACCGTCGGCACGGGAGATATCGCAGGAACCGCTGCCCTCGTCAACGCAATCGCAGGGACTTCAGCGGTCAACACGCTGACGACAACTCACAATCTCCTCGTTCAGTTCCAATTGAGCGTCGCCAACCCCTCCAATGAGATTGTGATGGCGTACGCAACGGGCGAGCTCATCTGAGTGGCGTTCGCAATCATCCGATCCGTCCGCGCGGCGGCCAACACTTCCTCGGGGAACCAGGACTTCACGGTTGCGGGGATCGGCACACCGAAGGCAGCGCAGATTCTCGTCACGAGCGCTACCTCGTCAAGCGGAGCCAGCGCCAATGATCGTCGAATCTCTCTGGGGGTTACAGATGGAACGTTTCAAGGCGGAAGCAACGGAACCGACCAAGACGCGGTAGGCACCACAGTCGCAACCAGAGCGGCGTTCGATGACGCCGTTGTCCGCCTCCCCAACCCTGCGGGCACCACGTTCGAGGCGGTGGCGACGTTCGTCAGTTTCATCACGGACGGAATTCGCATCAACTGGACGACGGCCCCTCCTGCCGCCTACATCGTCCACGTCGTGCTCTGGGCTGGTGATAACGTTCAGGCTAAGTGTGGGAGCGTTATCCCCGACGTTGTAGGGGGCACGGCGGTCTACACCAATGTTGGATTCGAGCCACAACACCTCGTTGTGTCCAGTAGCCTTGACACGTTCTTAGATGAGACTTTCCGCTCAGACTTCCACCTTCAGGTATCCCACGCGATCAACATCGCTGGCGTTCCGACAACGTACGCGCTGGCAACCACCCAGCGCAACGGATTCAGCGGCGCGGCTCCGGCGGTATTCAGAGACGATGAGCTTGCCACGGTGATTCGGGCTCGCAATACCCCCTTCGTGGTGGGTACTGCGACCAATCTGGATGCTGTAACCCCGTTTGATTCGACCGGATTCAACGTGGTCTCGACCGGCCCTGCGGGTACTGGGCCTCGAATCGTCTACATGGCGTTGAGCTACGGCTCAAAGAAGTACGCTCTCAAAGTGGAGACAGCGCCCAATGCGACTGGCTCTGCGAGCTTCACCGGTTACGGGTTCAGGCCGGGATTCGCAATCAGTATCCCGACTCTTTGCACCTCAACTTGGGGGGCGAATGTAAGCGCATCGGACTTCCAGGCGGGCTCCTATGGATATGCCCACTGGTCCGGGTCGGAGCAATGGTGCGCCAACCTCCTGAGTGAGGATGTCGTTGCCACAACCAACAACAACTCCCGAACGCAGTCAAAGCCGGTAAGCCTCAAGTACATGGACGATGCGTCCATGTACAGCGAAGCCACTTGGGTCGGATTCACGGCCGACGGGTTTGACCTCAACTACACGACGATTGACGCCGCTCTGGGCTTCCGGTTCCTGGTCTTTGCCCTGGAGACTGAGATTGTCTCGGGTACTGGCGCAGGGGTCCTCCCCCTAGTTGCCGGCGCTGGTA